CTTTGATTCATCGGCTAATGTGGCAAGCGCGTTTAAGCCTCTTGCAAAATTATCAAAAATGTATTTAAAGAAATTCTCAAAGATGGGCCCAATGGCTTCAACAACACTGGAGAAAATTGTATAGAAATCTTCTGCGGCTACTCTAATAGTGGCTACAAAAGTTTTAAATTGCTTCTCATTATCTAACGTAAAATTAATTAAATCCGTTAGGTAATCCTGGAAGCCCGCTCCAACTTGCTGGAAGAATCCACCGTATGCAGCAGATGCTGCAGTAAGCGCCACTTGCAAGCGAGCCCCAGCATTCTCTGGCGCATCTGCAAGAATCTCCGCTGTCTTTGCATAGCGCTTGGTTAGCTCTTGCGTAAACTTAAGGAAATCAGCAAGACTAACTTCTCCCTTCTGCAGCGCCTCATCCAACTGCTGGGGAGTTTTTCCAATGGATTGAGCAAAAATGGTAAAGGCGCCCGGCAGTCTTTCACCGATTTGCCCCCTCAGCTCTTCTGCCGTAACCTTGCCCTTGCTAAACACCTGGGCAGTTGCCGTGAGGGCCCCGTTTAGATCCTCAGTGCTGCCTCCAGTGGCAATAATTGCAGAAGCAATGCCATTGAAAACTTGCTTGGTCTCTTCAGTCTTGAAGCCAGCACCAGCAACACTTGCTTGTAGTTTGGTGAACTGCCTAGTTGCCTGGTCAATGGGCAACAGGAAGTTATTACTAATTTGAGTGCTTGCTGTTACGGCGTTGTCGTAATCTTTTTGATCTTTTACAACACCAGCCAAGGCAATTCGTGCCTTATTAACTTCCGCATATGTCGTGGCGATTGCTGCCCCGTAAGCTGTTAGGCCATCAATTGCTTGCCCAACAGCAGCGCCAGCAAACGCTCCTGGCACGCCTCCAGCTAAGCCTCCAGCAATGCCGCCCACAGCGCTGCCAATGCCGCCTCCCAGGCCGCCTCCGTAGAGGAATGCACCGCCTGCAGCACCAAGTCGAGCCCTAGTCGAAGGACCAGCACTTTGACGCCTATTAATATTCTCTACTGCTCGCTCAGTTTGAATGATTTCCTTGGTGAGCTCTTTCCATCGAGCGGTTTCAGGCGCGATTAGCCTGGCTTCTTCCTTAAGGTTTCGCAGCTTAGTTTCATAAGCCGCCAATGAATAAGGAGAGAATGCCTCAGGCTTCGGACCAATGTCCTTCGCAGAGTCGATGGCATCCTTAAGGCTCTTATCTAATGCATCAAAATAAGCGGGACTACCAAACTGATTTGCTCCCCCTCGAATGGGACTGGTCACTTCTGGAATGGCACCGCGAGCTCCCATGCCAGCCCGGAATTCCATGATTCCACGCTGCTGAGCAGCAATTCGCTTTGACTGAGCTACGGCAAGATTAAATCTCTTGTCCCAATCGTCAACTTCAGCCTGGAAATTCTTCCGACGAGCTGCGTCTTCTGCCTGTAATTGTTCGTTTACAAGCCCGAGTAGCTTCTTATTGTAAGCTTCTGCTGCTTGGCCAGCTTTATTGGCGGCAGCATAGTTTGCATCAATTGCTTTGTTTAAAGATTTATAAGCATTATCTATGCTGACAACAGCATTTCTTGCATCGCCAAGTTCTTTCTTAAGCTTGCTTAAATCAGAAGCAGACTCTACAAAATCTTTAGAACCAATTTGCGCCGCCTCGAATTCTTTCGTGACAGCCTTAATGGCCTTCTGAATATCACCAATAGAGCGATTAGCCGCATTAGTGTCGGCTACAAAGCGAATTCTATATTCAGCCATCCTTTAGCTCCTCAACAATGAAATTGCCCACTATATCTTCAAGTCTAGAAACAGTGGCGTCAGTAAAACGGCGTGGTGGCAAACGTTGGTTATTTTTACTCGTATATCCTTCATGCACTTCAAATGCATAGGCCTTTCCATTACCGCCTGTCCAAACAAAATCAACAGCACCGCGACTTTCGTTTTCTCGCCTCTGGCTTTCTTTCAGGCCACCAGTGTCAACAATGTCTCGCGGAGAATCTACAGAGCGACCATCAGAGCGTATGGTTTCGTTTGGCCAATCCCATTTAACTGCCTCTATCTCTTCTTGGAAATCCTTTTCAGCCCAATCCATCGCCTTGGCAAAGACGCGATCAAGAGTGTTGCCCAGGTTAACGAGACGATCACTCACCCCATCTTGAATTGGCACTGAATGTTCGCTAATTAATTTTATTTTAACGAAGTTCGGCGCCTAACATGCCAACAATAGTAGGAGGCATTTTTTCATGCTTAAGAGCCCATTGAATGGCCTCTTTCGTGCTCTTCTTCAAACCATTGTCTCCTTTCTCCATTTCAAATGGCAGGAAATGTTCAATCTTATGTTTATTCCCCTTGCTTCCCATTGCCGAATATACGGCCATTGTTAGCTTTGCAGTGGAAACACTCGCGGCATTAGTGCGCTTTTGTATTGCCAAGTAGTTGTAATTCAATACATCGCTTAAAAGCTTCACAGGGATGCGCGAGAAATTAGTAGCCCTAAACAATGGATCGGAAAGTTGAAAGCTTGTCAATTGACAAAATACTTCCGTCCAGTCTGTGGCATTCTCCAGCGTGTATTCGGCTTGCGCTGCAAGCCGCTCTATTAGTTTTTTGCTTCTTGCTCTTCGGCCTCGGCATCTTCTTGAATGCCCTTGTCTTCTTCCACCATGAAAGCTTCCACTTTTTCAAGTAATTGTTTTGTCAACATTTGCGTGTCTTCCATGGACCAATCCTCAGTAGCAGTCCACTTCTTCCCTTGCAACACTTCCCCACGATTCCTGAAGAAGATCGTTACGAGCTCACCCAGTTGATCGCGAGGAGAAGGCAGAGAAGCCATCAATGCTACGGCTTCTTTTGCATATTCTTGCAATACGCTTTGACCTTCGCCACCATTTTGCAGAAGCATGAAAGCTTCTTCTTCATCAATGCCCTTTTCCTGAGCAATCTTCTTTGCCAATGAAATGGCTCGCAATGTGAATTGTGCCCGCTTCTGGCCTTGCTCTTCACGAATCCAAGCTTCTTCTGCAAGCCAGCTACCATACTTGCGAAGCCTTAAACAATCGCCAATTTCTTCGTACTCCGCATTGCTTAGAAGGAAAATGTTGGAATACTTGCTCATGACTGTCTCTAAAGCAAGAAGAGTCTAGCATTGAGAATTCTTATGGGCATACCATTATTGATTGCCCTGAACGGCACTGACACTTCAACTTCCTCTTCTTTAAATCGGAAAGAAACAGAAGAGGGGCATCCTGCAAGAAAGCACGCCAAGCCTGCCTTTACGGAAGAATCTTCTTTTTTAATATCAAATAGCCATACTCTCTCGCATTTACTCTTAATTAGCTTCATGGGCCGGGATACACATTGAGGAGAATGGTATCTGGAATCCTAATGCGATACTGTCCATAAGTAATATCGCCTTCTGGGCTAAACGTGAATTGAGCATCAGGAAAACGCCTTGCCATACGACGAGCAGCCGCGTCCAATGCAGTGGAACCAGGCGTGTAGTCAACGAGCATTACAGTCCACTGCTGTCTGTTTCTCACATTGCCCACCATCGCCCTTGGATTTAGCAAAGGAAACTCTTCGATGCTCACCTCTAGCCCCTTAACTTTCCATTCTTTTGGCACGCTCTGCCTTCCCACCACATAAATGGCAGGAAGTGTTGATCCGTTAGGCAGCGTGTAAGTACCGACAAGATTGGGCGATGCAGAAAGCAGTTCAGTAACTGTTTCGCGCAATTGAGAAATGTTCATTAAAAAGCCTGCCCCTATAGGGACAGGCTAGCGAATTAACAATGAAACAATGATCAGCTATTGGGAGCAGTCGGGATGATGCTGCCAGTCTCGGAAACGCCTTGGTAGATGCCAATGCGGCCACGGCTCATCAGATCGAAGGTCACTTCAACGAGATTATCAGCAGGATAGCTTTCGTTGTAGTTCATCACACGGGCCACATAAGCCACGCGGTCATAGTAGAAAGTGGTGCCAGAAGAGCCAAGCTGCTTGTTGATTTCAACGTACACTTCAGCGTTCTTGTCGTAACGCGCAGTGGTAATCACTTGGAAAGCTTCATCAAAGCTGTTGGGCAGGAACACGGTGCCGTCAACATCCTTCTGGAAGTAGGAAGTAACGGAAGTAGTGGCTGCGCTGGTAACGATCACGCTATCAGCAAAGCCGCCGCCACCCAGCAGGTAGAACTCTTCGTTGCCATCGTTGAAAGCAACAGAAGCAGTGGTAGCTGCTTGCAGAGTATAAAGAG